GCGGATGTAAAGGCAGGATTTGCCCAAATCGCATTTCCTTAAAGCCCGGATTTCACCGGCACGCAGTCCGGTGCACATTGCCAGCAAATTCGCGAGCTTGAAACGCTGGTCTTCCCATTCAACAGAAAAAAGAGCCTGCACCATTTCGGGCGTAAGGATTTCGCGCCTTGCGCTTTTCCCGCAGAATCCGCTCAAGCCCGCCGTTATGTCACGGTCAATCAGCTCGTTGTTATGTGCCCATCTCAACGCCTGTGCCCCGGAAAGCCACATCTGATTTTTTGCGGAATTGCTCAGTTCCATTTTCTGAATGTATGCCAGAAAGTTTTTCAGGTCCTTTCTTTCAATGTCACCCAGCAGTTTGTTTTTGAAAAACGGAGCCCAATAATCACGGACATAATGCAGGCACGTGCGGCAATGCGTTTTTCCAATCCGCTTTTCACCGCGCAGTTTTTCCTGAATGTACTCGGACTTTTCCCAGTCCCAGAAATTGAGAAGGAAGTCAGAGAAAGGAACGTCGTTTTTTGCCCCAGCCTGCACATAGCTTTTAAGAAAGCCGCGCTTTTTAAGAAGCTCAAGAATTTCCGGGGCTTCATCCTCGCTGATTTCCGCCTTGCGCAGAATCTGCAAGAATGATTTTTCGTTGAGTTTTTGTGACTGTGTTTTGGATTCGATTTCACCGGAAGAATACCATTGCCAGGCGAGCTTGACTGCCTTGTCATAATCGCTTTCTTTGGTGGAGACAGCGGAAAGATAATTGCCTTCATCGTCCTTGAAACGGACATAATAAAAACGACTGTTCGGCCGTTTTGACAGGGAGAACGGAAGCTTATGGTTTGCCATAGAGAGAAAAGCCTTTTGTGAGCAGGGAAAAGCGTAATGGAAGAATTATGCTACACTTTTATGCTACACTTTTAAAAAATTGGCAAGCGACCCGCTTGTAGAGGAAAAATTACCTTGACATAAAACTTTATGGAGCAAGGATTTAAGGGAATGGAGACGAACGGACTCGAACCGTCCACCCTTTGATTGCGAATCTTCAAGCGTTTCACTTGTTTAATGTTATACAACATTATCTAGCATTATTATATAATTATAATACAAAGATTTGCAATACCTGTTTTTCTTTTCTAGTATTTTTCGTTATTTCTAGAGTTATTGAATAATATTGAATTTTGCCGTTTTATGCTACACTTTTATGCTACACTATTTGAAAAGGCTTTACCATTCACCCTTTGTTATGGCAAAAATCAAAGGGTGATATTTTTTATTTTTTACTGATTATCCAAAGTGAACCGCCCAGAAGCACGGATGACGCACATGCGCCGATTGCGACATTTTTATAGAACTGAGTTTTCTTCTTCTGGCTCTCCGCCTCGTTCCTTAACTCGTCGGATAATTTCTGATATTGTTGAAGTTGCGTGCTCTGCTCGTTTACGATTTCTTTCAATGTCTCCGTTTCCTGCAAGATTCTGTTCAGTTCCGATTCCTTTATTTTGAAAACGGTTTCCGAGAAGCAGACCGAGCAAAAAAAGAAAAGCAGCAGTAAAGAAAAGACCAGCTTTTGCAAAAAATGTTTTAATTTTTTCATTCACCTTTTTCACCTCTCTTGCTTTCAAGATGTTTTTGAATCTCTGAAACTGCAAAGTAGCTCAATGCGATTCCACAAAGAGCTAGAGCAATTCCGTAGAATTCATTTTTGTCTTTGACGACAATATAAGTAATCAGTCCACAAGACCAGTAAGTGAGCTGATTTTTTACGCTCGTTAATTTCAGCAAAACCCTCTTCACAATATTTCGCATAAATTATACCTTTGTATTTCTACAGTCATATTTATTTTGACTGTAGAAGTTTCTGTTTTTATGCCTCAAGTTCTGACTGAAGCTCATTGATTCTGTCTCTTATTTTCTGACGTTCTTTCATGAGTTCATCTAAATCATACGGCAATTCATGCCCTTGTAAGTGAGCCTCATAACATTTCACAACCTTCCAATCTCCAATATCACTTGAAGAAGCGGAAAGCCTACTAATCAATGTACGAATTTCACTCTCTTTTGTGTCCCTCTCCATTCTCTTTTCCATTTCGTCCATACAGGTCTCCTATAATTGATTTATATAAAGCGTCAAGATTTTTGACACTGTTATAGCAGTTATATCTGATGATGTTCCCACGCCAGCTTTTATACTGGTCTTTTATCTGTGAAATTGTCATTCTGTTTTTATTTACAAGCCTGGCGAGCTTTTTCAGCTTTCGTCGCTCCCGCACAAATCCTTTTCGGACTGGTCTTTTTATAATCTTTCCGGATTCCGTGATGTTGTATCTGATCTGTAAGAAAGAAAAACCTTTTTCAAGTTTCACAATCTGCGTTTTCTTTGTATTGATTATAATTCCGAGCTTTTCTGTAATTACACGATACTTTTTGAGAAGTTCTCTTAAAAAGTCCTTATTTTCGTGAATAATATATGTGTCGTCCATATAACGGCCATAATATTTGCAGCCTTTGACAATCTTGCAGAAATTATCAAGTTCTGTAGGATAGAAAATACCCGCCGTCTGTGAAAGCTGGCTTCCGATTCCGACTCCTTTTTTATCGCCAAAAGTTGAAATCAGATAGCGCGTGAAATTTATGATTCTTTCATCATCAATTTTTTCTGCGATTTTCTTACATAGTTCATCATGAGGAATATTGTCAAAATACTTCGAGAAATCTATCAGAAGAACATAACCCTTGTTGCCGTGCTTCCTGTAATATTTTTCCAAATGTGCCCGCAGGCGTTTTCTCGTGAACTCTACCCCTTTTTCCCTCTGGCTTGCGCCGTTGTCGTAAATCAGATACCTAAATAAATGCGGATTCAAGATATTGTCGCAAAGATTCCTTTGAATCACCCTGTCGGATATATGCAGGGCCTTAATATGCCTTTGCTTTCCTCTTTCGCTCAGCTCAAACTCGCTGAACGGTTTTTGCCTGTATGTTCTGTTTAAAAGCTCATTCCGTGCCTTTGTGATGTTCCGTATTATGTCAGCTTCGTAATACTGCACGCTTGCTTTCCAGTCAGTGCCTTTTTTGCATTTCTGAAAAGACTCATAGAGATTATCCAAATCACAAAGTTTTTCAAAATCTGTCATAATAAAAAAAATCGGAAAGGCGCCTGTAGCGGTTCCTGTCGTAACAGACCGCGTCACCTTTCATATTTGCCTTTTACGGCAAGGATTCGGCTTCCTTCGCCATTGCGTGCGGAAATATTTTCCTTTACACACGATTTCAAATCGGGGACGGACATAATTGTTCGTATTCCCAGCGTTGTTGTAGTTGGCATTGCCATTATTGTTGACATTGCAGAAATTAGCAGCAGACGCTATCAAGCAGAACCCTTTTCTTTTCTCCTTTTATTGTCAGACTGTCGCCAGCCCTTTATCAAATCTTCCTCACGGTCTAAAGCGTCCATGAGGTCGGTCGTGAACTTCAAGCTCACATCAAACATCTCCTTTATGTGGTCGATTTCCACATAAAGATTCTGGACTATCCCTATAGCATCGTTCTGTGCCTGTCTTCTTTGCTCCCATTCAAAATCATAGTTGGGGTGCAGCTTGTTCGCTTGTACGATGTAGAAAGTAAGCATGTTGCAGTATTTTTTAATCAGTTTTTTCTCATCGTCCAGATACCAGTCAGGATATTCTGAATTATACGCCCTGTTGGGGTTGACTCCGTACTTCTCATAGATTCCATCTATAAGTTTCTGATCTTCCTCGCTGATGTCTCTTGCAATCTGCCTTATGCTTCTGGGATTCTTCTTGATTCCAAACTCACGGATCAGCCATAAGTCAATGTCTTTCCGTAAGCGTTTGGCATTCTTGTAGAATTCCATTTTGCTCAGGTCCCTAAGCCCGCTCGGCTCACTCATCCTTATTCTCCATCAAGTACGATATAGCTGTACTTGCTTACAATGATTTTATCCTCGCTGACTTTAAAATATTCCGCGAGAATCTTCTTCACGTCCGCAGTGCTTAATACTTTTCCTGTTTGCATGTTTTTCTCCTGTCTCAAGAATTTTAGTATGTGCTGAGGTGGCTCACCGCCACCTCAGATTAAAGATACGCTCCGGCTCCGCCTACGCTGCGAGGACGAAGCGGGGACGGACATAATAGTTCGTACCCCCAGCGTAGCTGTAGCCGGCAACGCCATTATTGCCGACACGGCAGAAATAAGCAGCAGACGCAACGTCTTTTAGCCACCAATACGCACTTCTATTATTTAATGCTGCTGTACTGAATCTGAACAGGGGCAACTGTACTTTGCCCGTTCCTGTATCATATCCACTTGAACTCCACACAATCGAACCATAAGCCTCAACTTCACTCAACAAAACAGCCTGCTCGCTACTCCATTCCCAATTAGACGAACAGCCACCAGCAGTACCGAACCGATTCACTCCATTGGTATTTACTGCATTTGAAATAAGTTCTCTTGTTGTTTTAAGGTGGCTTCCAAATTCGGCATAGAGCTGCTGATTGATTGTTGCGCCGCTTGCCGTTGAGCCTGCACTTACAACACTTCCGAGAACACTCTGTCTTATCTGGCATCCACTATAGCCATTCGTTGTATCATTAGTTGGATTCATGGCGTGGCGCCCAAAATGCTGTTCCCCTTGCTCACCTTTGCCAGGTATCATTACAAGGTGATGATAGTTCACGATGTTTGAATCTCCGTTGTCCATGAGCGTGTCTATTCCCGCAATCGTCACCCAGTCAGAGCCTACAGTTCCTTGATAAGAATCAGGGCAGGTTATCGCACGTGACATCTGGAAGTGATCACCCATATAGATGTCCTCGCAGAACGAGAACCCGTCAGTGCCGTTAAGACGCTTGTACAAAGTACCGTCATTGTAATACGCGGTAATGTCTTTGCCTAAAACTCCGTTCACATAACGCGGGAATTGGTGAGAGAAGAAGCTCTGAAGATAGTTCCATATATCCCCCCCGGCAACAGGCCCCACATTTAACTTCTCAACAATGCCAAAATTTTTTGATACAGAACTTATAATTCCGTTTGTCTCAGAAATTGACTCAATATACTTGCCAGAACCGCCAACAGAAGCTGCGTCAAGAGAGTTGATTGCATTTTCTCTTGTTCTGGCTTCATTATCTATATTCATTTTTATTTCATTGATAGCGGCCACAAGATTAGTTTGAGTTTGAGTTTCCAAATCTGCCAGTGTACCTATTGCTTGTTTGTTTTCCGACTCAAAAAAATTTTTTAAAGATTCCTGAGAATATTTTCCATCATTTCCGTTTTCATCCGTCCCCATCAAAAAAGCAGAGTTTTGTGGAGATTTTGTTGTTTTGTCAATAAATCTAACACCCATAACTTCCCCTATAAAAGTTCTGCCTATACAGTCATTTTTAGAAAATCATGTCTGCAACGGAAAATTCCTGCGGTAAAAAAGCCTCGTTCTGTGACACGCCATGAGCCATTATCGAGCTGATTACACCGTCAATTCGTTGTGTGCTGGCCTTGCTCTTTTTCATCGGCTTGTAGTTTCCGTTTACATCGGGCTTTATTTCAACATTGTTAATCATCCAGAGCATGACGGGCGAATTGTCAACAAGATGGCCGTCCTTCACGCTCTTTTCATAAGATTGAGTAAGCGGAGAGAGTTTTCTTAAACTCTGCTCAATTTCTATAAGGGCGATGTCCGGCCGCTCATTTTCGATTCCCTGTATGACATCCTTTGCCTGCCATTTGTCGTAGCCGATTCCACGGATTTTGAAACGCAGGGCATCATCAAGAATGTCGCGGATGATGAAAGAATAGTCGATTGTCTGCCCCGGAATTGCGGTGATTATTCCTTTTTCAATCCACTGAAAGAAATTGATGTTCTCCTTTCTGTAGCGTTCGTGCGCCGTGCCCTCTGGAATGTAGAAGCGGTGAAAATAGAAGTCCTTTCCGTCTTTTTTGAAAAGTTTTGTGAATGCGCAGAGGTCGTCAACTTGTGCAAGGTCCAAACCGCCGAAACATTCCATGCCCTCAAAGTCGTCGATATTTACCGTTAAAGATTTATTCTTTTGCCATGTTTCGATTGCAAGCCATGATTTTTCACCGCCGCCGCCCCAGATTCCGAAAGTCTTTGCTTTCAGCTCCGGGATTTTGTGCGGCGTAAGCTCCGCGTCGTCAATGTCCGACTGAATGACGGAAGGGTCTATGATGTCGTAAAGACTGGGATTTGCTTTTTGCCATAATGCAGGATCATGGTAATCGTCGTTTTCATCAAGCGCGTAAATCACGGAAAAGAAGTCTTCCTGGGTCTGAGTGCCGTTCAGGATTCGCTTTGCTTTTGCGTTCTGCTCGTAGCAGGCGTTTGAAATCTCGACATCGGCGGTCGTAACAACAACAAGCTGGGCATCTTTCTTGCTCCTCATGCCGTACTGCATTGACATGAACATCTTGTCACTCTGGAAGTCGTGGTATTCGTCCAGCACGGCAAAACGAGGGCGCAAACCGTCAACAGATTTTCCGCCGTCACAGTAAAAGCCTAGACGGGACTTTTCGTTTATGTCCTTGAAGGTGATTGCAAGGGAGCGGCAGTCCAGAATGTCGTCGAGTGCTGGCTCTGCCTTGATGATGTCGCACACTTCCTTGAATGTTTTTTCTGCAAGAGTGTCGGAGCTGGAAACAAGGTAGGATTCAGAGGCCTTGTATTTAAGAAAGTTGAAGACTACGAGCGGAAGAAGAAGCCCTGTTGTTTTCCCGTTCTTTCGATTTACCTCTATGTAAGCCATTCGGAATCGCTTTCGGTCACTGTCTCCTTTG